TTAAATGAATTATTAATTAGAGAAGGACATGCAGTAGAATACCATGGAGGAAAAAGATAAAAAGTCGGAAGGATTAGGTGATACTTTACAGAAAATTATTACAAGAAGTGGAATTACTAAATATGTTAAAATAATTAGTGAAGATTGTGGTTGTGATAAAAGAAGAAAAAAGTTAAACAAAATGTTTCCTTATGAAAAATAACACAGCAATTAACAAAAAAGGTCAAACGGTAAAATTACCTAGTGGTTGTACTCCGTGTGACGCTCTTGTGTCGTTTGATTCTTTTTACCTTTATAATCCTGGTAAAATCGGACAAAGTTTTACTGCTGTAGCTGAAGACATAACAAATTATAATCCAACTAATTCTGTGACTTATCCTAATTTTGGTAAAACTGTAGGTATGTATGGTCGTAAAATATGGGGTGTAGACACATATACTGGAGGAATTTATGAATGGGAAATTGATTATGACCTTTGTGAAGCTAAACATATAAACACTCATTATTTAAAATCAGGAGTTGGTGGTTGGCCACGTGGAGCTTGCATGAAAGACGCTAACACACTTTGGACTGGTTCTTCACATGTAGCAGGTAATCCTTCAAATGTACAATCAATATTAGAGATAAATGTTGGGAGCCCGAATCCAACCACATCAACGCAACCGATATCATATTTAAATCATATCGTATTATTTAATCTTCCTCAAGACCTTCGGGTAATGGGAGATATAAGTTATGTCGCTTCTACAAATACTATTTTAGCTTTTTTACAACCTATAGGTACTGGTCCTGGTAGATGGCTGTATCATTTTGATATATCTGGAAATGTTTTAAGTTTTGACAGTTTTGGACCTTGGGGCACATCTATATTAGGGGTTGGGTCTTTATTTCATTACGCAGGAAAAGAATATCTTTCAGAGTACACTGGATTTGGAGATGTATATGAAATAGGAATGAATCCAGTAAGCACCACTCTTACAAACTTAGTATCAGCTCCACCTTATACTTCAGACATGGCTTCGGCTCCTGACACTAAATCTTTTGAATGTGGTACATCATGGGAGTGTGTACAGATAGGAAGCCATCCTAAATTTGGTTTTAAATGTGTAGAAATACAAGGAACTGTAGGAACTGCTGGTGGAGGACAATATGCTACTAAACAAGATTGTATTAGTGGAGGGTGTGAGGGTATAAATCCAGACCCAGGTATACCAACAGGTGGAGGACCATTTTTTCCGTTGTCTCCATTAGTAGGAGGAACAGGAGGATTAACTGGAACACCTACAGAAGATGATTCAGGAGGTACAGATATAGGCTCTCTACCTGACGAACCTTCTTCTCCTGATGAAGGAGATGGAATTGATGGCGTTTAACTCGGAGAAAAATAAAAATAAAAAAATTATGCCAATACTTACACATATAAACAACATTCCTTTATTTAGCACACCAATAGAAGCTTTAAACTATGGTAGTAGTAGAGGATTAGTAGGATATCACACACATATACATAATGGTGTTACAGGATATATGGCTGGAGCAACACATGGACAAGCTGCTGGTTCAAGTCAAGGGAGCTCTACAACAAATAATATTAACACACAAGGAGGTTATTAATAAATAAAAAATTAAATTATGAATATATTAGGAACAATATTTAGTGGAGGAGCTAAAGATTTAGTAGAAGGTGTCGGTGGAGTTATAGACAACTTACATACTTCTAAAGAAGAAAAATTAGAAGCAGAACAAAAAGTAAAAGAACTTATAGCAAACTATGAGGTTCAAATGGAAAAAGAAATCTCATCAAGATGGGCGGCTGATATGGCTAGTGATTCTTGGTTGAGTAAAAATGTTAGACCATTAGTGTTAATATTTTTAGTAATATCTACAGTTTTATTAATCTTTATTGACGCAGGAGTTATTAACTTTGTAGTTGAAGCAAAATGGACTGATTTATTACAATTAGTATTAATTACAGTGATTGGAGCATATTTTGGTGGTAGGTCACTGGAAAAAACAAAAAAATGACAAAACTATATTATAGAGAGTTAATACATAAAGTTATGTTAGAAAAAGGTTACAAATACTTTACTAATGATAATTACGATGTAAATATTATAGGAATAAGAAATTCTGATACTAATGGAAAAGTTACAAATAAGTTTGACGATATAATGACTATATCATTTAAAGATGAAAATGGAGAGTGGCATTATTACGAATACGAATGTACAACAGACCCAGGTGATGATTGGATGGAAAATCCTTGGATTGATAAAATAGGATGTGCTGTTTTAAAACCTGGACAATACAGAGGCTCTCATAAACTTAGATTACATGGAGGTAAATATTTAGCCTTGGGACAGAAAGAACCTGTAACAGTATATAGAGATAATAATAGAAATGATAAATATGAATTTGACGAATCAACTTGTGACACAGGTGTGTTCGGGATTAATATACATAGAGCTACAGCTTTAGAAGGTAAGACTTCCACCTATGTAAACAAGTGGTCAGCAGGATGTCAGGTGATTGCTTCTAATGATGATTGGATGGAGTTTTTAGGAATATGTCAAGAAGCTAGAGAACATTGGGGTAATTCATTTTCATACACTCTTTTAGAGAGTAAAGATTTAATATAGTGGAAGCAGAAGATAGTATTATTTATAAAGATATATATAGAAATGCATATTTTGTTTTGACAGGAGTATTGTCGGTAGACGATTTAATAGAGTACAATGGATGTGTCTTACCATTTGAACCGTATTCTACTAATGAAGAAATAAAAGAAGATATATATAATGATATAATAAATCACTTTATTAAAACAGAGGAATACGAAAAATGTGGAGATATAAAAAAAATTAAAGATAGTGTATATAATAAAATAAATTCTTAACTTTGTAAAAAATAAAAAACGATGGCAAAAAATTATACTTTTGAATGTACCTTATCTATGTCCGCTAGTTCTGGGACTGGATATTCACAGTCACAAAGCGGCTCATATTCATTAAACATAACAGGTGTAGACCAAATAGCTACAGGTAGAATAGATGTTGCACATGATGCTGACGCAACGATAATGGCTGCTCCAGGATATGGTAGAGTAATATATGTTAAAAATTTAGATGACACTAACTTTGTTAAAATATATGACGGCGCTTCAAGTGCTACTGACTTAATAGGTATATTAGAGCCAGGTGAGTTTTTATGCACAATTATAAGAGGAACAGGGACAACAATAGCAAAAGCAGATACAGCGACAGTAACAATTGAGTACGCTGCAGTAGAAATAGACGCTAACGCATAATAAAAATATTAAAATATGGCAACGCAATCATTATCAGTATCAGTTTCAGGAAGTTTTTCATTAACAGACTCCGAAGGAAATCAAGTATTTTCGTTCGCACCAAGCTTTACTACACTTAGTACAACAGTAGGTTCAGCTTTAATATCAACTGGTGAAATATTAACCAATGGTACTTCAGACACTACAATTAATTTAGCGAGTCATAATAAAGACCATATATATACATTTATTAAAAATGTAGACACAGATTATCCTGTTGCGGTAAAACCAGATGGTGATGTTATTGCAGACCTTAAACCAGGTGAATGTTTCTTTTCTCCAGTTCATATAGATGGAGCGGGTGATGCCTCTGCAAATTTAGATATAGACGCTACAACAGCAGCTCAAAAAGTACAATACTTACTTTGTGATGGTCCTGATACAGGAATAGCTTCTGACGACTAATAGACACTATGCCCTTAATTAAAGACAAGGACAGGTATAAAAAGTTATCAGCTAGAGATAGAGGAAGAGGTCGTGTAACAGAAGATTCTAATCTACCTAATAAATTAATAAACACTTCTCAAAGACAGAAGCAGGGTTTTACTGAAGAAAGAAAATTAAAAGAAAGTAAATCTTCAGGTAATTTTAATTCTGTAAAATCAATACAACACGCCGCATCTATAACTCATGTCTTTACATTGTCGAAAGGACAAACTTTAGAAAAGTTTTTAATTGCAAATGGAACAGCAGAATGCACGATTGATTTACATTGGAGTGATTTTCAACAAAAAGATTTGACATTTGAAAGTACAGATACTCAACAAATTATTGAATCTAACGCAAGAACAACAAGGTTATTCAGAAGAAGTATGGTAGCTTACGATTCTTTCGCGGGAGCTAATGACACTTTAACAGCCAAGATAAGTCAATCATTTGAAATAAAAGATTTGTTTTCTAATGTAGACAGAGATATATATTTTTATCTTTACACATCAAGAGCAGTGCATGTTACATACCTAATCACTTAGTTAATAACTCTGTTCATAAGTTATTTTTAAGTGTTTAATTTTCAATGAATTATATAATAATTTTATAGACATATTAAATAACACAAAATAATTATGTCTTTAGTTGATAAAATAAAAAAATATCTTTTAGAAAACCCTCACTTATTACGAAGTAAATACTCAGATACTGCAAAGAAATTTGGAACTAATTACGAACAAATTAGATTAGTAGCCAGAAGACTAAGAGCTTTAAATCCAGATAACGAACCAAAAGAAAAAGAAGTTTTAAATTTTCAAGAAACAGACAAAGAAGCTATTGTTACAGCAGAAAATTGTACAAGAGTAAAGTCTTTAGATGACTTACTTAAGCAATGTGATGTAGATTTAAATAAGTGGTTTGTAGAGAAGTACGATATAGGAACCTATGAGGTTACAGGTTTTGACAAAGAACGTAACCCTATTACAATTACTATGTATAGAACTAAAGCTTGGTTAAAACCAATTGCTCAAGAATTTAACATAGAGGTTGTTAAAAAGCAGCTTAAAGAAGACTTGTCTAATTTATCTCCTGTTGTTCAAAAGAAAAAAAGAGAGCGTAGCGATAAGAAGGATAAATACCTTTTAGAAATATCAGCATTTGATTTACATTTAGGTAAAATTGGTATTAAAGGTGACAAGTATAGTTTGAAGATTGCGGAGAATAGATTATTTGATGCAATAGACCATTTACTATATAGAGCTCAAGGATATTATGTTGATAAAATATTATTTATAGCTGGTCATGACTTTTTAAATTCAGATGGTGATTGGCCAATACCTAGTACAACTAAAGGTACACCTCAATTTAATTCTGATTACCATATAGACATATATAGAGCAGGTAGAAAACTTTTAATTAAAGCAATTAACTACTTGTCTGAAGTATCTCCTGTACATGTAATGGTTATTCCTGGTAATCATGACAGAGAATCTATGATGCATTTAGGAGATACACTAGAATTATATTATGAAAATCATGAAGATGTAAAAGTAGATAACAACGATTGTCTTATGAAAATGTTAGTATATGGTAAGAATATGGTTGTATCTGACCATGGTGATGGTTGTAAGGTTAATGATTTACCTGGTATCATATCACAAAGATATAAAAATGCGTGGAGTGATGTAGACTACGTTGAAGTACATAGAGGACATCTACATACAAACAAGTCTACAAAACTACAAGCAATTGAAGAATTACAAGGTATCACTATTCGCAATCTTTCGTCTATGTCTGCCACTGATTATTGGCATGATAGTAAGGGTTACATTGGAAACATTAAAAAAGCACAAGCTTTCTTGTTTCATAGAAAGAATGGACTTCAAGGTATATTAAATTACAACGTAGAGTTAAGTTAACTTCTCTGTAGTTCTTTAATATATTTATCTATAGTTTTCATACATTTTTCAAGATGCCTTAAATATTTTTTATAGTATCTAATTTGGTCTTGTTTCCTATAATTAGGTGGAACTAATTTACTATGTCTTCTCATTTTTCTTTTTCTATTAAGTATTCTAAAAGTTGTAACGGGGTGTATATAGTTAGCCCGTTATTATAACTTTTATAAATACTTGTAAAATTATTGGTTTCTTCATCAAATGTCCAAAGTGTTTTCACTCCTTTTTCTATTTGTTTTCTAAGTATTAGTTTGATGTTTTTGTAATTACTCATAAGCTCCTGTTATTTTATTTCTAATTTGTTCGTTTCTTTTTACTTGAGTATATCCTTTAATTTTTCTTTTAAAACCTGTTCTAGCGTGAATCTTTAAATCTATAACACGCGCATCACATTCTAAAGGTTTTTTAGGATTTATTTTGTTAATATCTCTTTTATAAACATTGTAGTTTAGTAGAGGGTATGTATCATCATACTCCCTACCAAACACAACATTTATAAGCTCCACTGTTTCTGTTTTAGTTCTATTACGATAAGGTCTTTCATATTCATAAGTGATATCGCAATAAACTATTTCTCCTGGTTCTATATTATCCATTAGTAATTCATTATTAATAATTCTTCTCCTTTGTTTTGTTTTTTTCCTTTCTGAGCTCCAGCTGCTTTTGTAAACTCTTTACTCACCCATCGGAAATCTTTTCTTGGATACATTTCTTCTAATTCATCAAAATAGTAATAAGACAAAGCAAATTTACCACTTATTTCATTTAACAACACAGACAAAATATCGTGGTCACATGAATCAAAGTTATGGTTAGAATAATAGTTTTCAGTTTTCCAATAAGGAGGGTCTAAATAAAAGAACGCATTTGGTCCATCGTATTTCATAATACAATCTATATAATCTAAATTTTCACATTTAGTAATTTTAGTCAAACGATTAACCGTATCAAGGTTAAGCAATCTGTCACGAAAAGAATCAAATTTTGATTTATATTTACCTTTTAAATCTACATATTTAGATTCCATTATTTTACTACCACTAAATACTTGTGTAGCTAAATAAGCATATTTCATACCTAGGTCCATTGAAAAATCTGGGAAACCTAAATCACATGTATTATTAATTTCTTTTTGATATTTATAAAACAATTTTTTATCTTGAGATTTTATTCTTTTCATGTGTTCATAAAACATAACTGGCTCTGTACAACATTGCATTAGATTTACCATAAACCTATTTTTATCGTTATAGACGACTTCTTTTAGTTTTGGACCCTCATGTATATCTCCCTTAATATAAACCCAGAAAGCTCCTCCAAACACCTCCACATAGGTTTCTATGTTTTTTGGTATGTATTCACATATCCATTTAGCCATTCGGCTTTTTCCTCCTATATAACTTATCATATTAAAATATATATCTTATTTTATTCCATGGAATAATTCTATCGTGTAATTCAACAAAGTCTTTTATATATTGATACTTTAACTTACGATTGTATCTTCTATTAACTCCACCGTATTGTGATATTTTATCCTCTTGTATACTTGGTACCCATAAATCTATTTCAGACTTAGGGTTATCTTCCAAGTTGTATTTATGTCTTTCAAAGTTGTGTGTAAGAAATATACACTCTGATAAGACATTGTTTTTGTTGTCTACATAATCATTCATCATACTAAACAAATATTTGTAGTCTTCTAACCACCCATTATAAACTATAATAGGACTAAAGTTTACATGAACATCGTATCCAGATTGTATAAAAGAATCTATAGCTTTTATTCTATCTATAATTTTTGATGTATTAGGTTCGTGTATATCCGCTTTGTGTTGTGGCATTAAACTAAAACGTATACGTATTTTACCTTCAGGATTAAATCTGATTAAATCTGGATTAACATATTTAGTAGCAAAACTACCCATAGCTTTAGGATGGTCTCTAAAGAATTTAAATATTTTTTCCCATTCGTGATACTTTGCGTGTAAAGCAAAATCTTCATTACAACTTATATCGTATGTTGTGTATTCACTATGTGTTTGATTAGGTTTGTGAGTATCGTCAAAAGTTATGTGATTATTTATAGCTGTTAGTATAGCTTCTGTATTTTTTGCTACACTAAGTCCATATGGTTTATTACGTTTCATATAACAATAAGAACAGTTATATAAACAACCATGACCAAAGCTAGGAGATATAAAATCTGTACTCCTACCTGATGGTCTAATGGTAAATGTTTTTCTATTTACTTTTTTTATTGTTTTCAACATTTTTATCTCTTTCTTTTGTCCATTTCTTCTAATCTCTTTTTCATTTTATTTCTTTTAATATTATAAAATATTGACCTCTCAATTTGAGTTATTATATACATTAATGATATTATTCCAACTACAAAAGTTATTATTACTAGCATTATTTTTTTCTTTTAATTTTTTCTAATTCAAATTCTAAATGAGCTATCGCTTTAGTTATATCTTCTACAGGACTTTCATGTTTATGATAAGCTCTCAGTAGATATGTTACAGCTGTAGCTAAATGATATGGTAATTCGAAGTTATCACATACTTTTCTAGCTTCATAACCTTCTTTACCTTTATAGTATTCAGGTATTCTATTGTCATTTGATAATCCACCAGACCTAGTTTTACCAT